TGATTGCTTCATCAGCATCCTCTTTTTTCATATTACTTAATGAGTCAACCACCTGTAATCCTAATCTTTTAGAATACCTATAGCTTCTAGGAGTCTTTTCATTAATTTGTCCGTTAACCATTTCACTAACAACTTGTTTTTCTTGATCTACAACTTGTGGTAATTCATTAGGTAGATAAGTTTGCATTAAAGAATAGTTTTCTCTAGAGATCTGTTGAGGCGAACTGTCGGACAATCTCCAAATATTTTGATTATCAAAGGTATACCCTGCACCAAATCTGTTTAGTATAGTCCAAACTTCAGCTCCACCTATCTTTCCTTGTGCAGCTGCAGCACCACTTATCTCACCTTGCCAACCAGCACTACTTTCTGAACCAAAATTTCTAAATTGCATTTCCTTACTCTTTCCCATATCAACATAAACATCTATACTCTTGTAACTAGATCTATATCCATTGAACTCTATATCTTTAGCTCGTTCATTGATAGGATTTGTATTAACTTCCGCAATATTAGCACTACTTTTTATTTTTTTAAGAGAGACACCAGCTAGAGTTTGATATGGTGTAGTGTTAAATTGTTCTTCAAGAAATTGATTTAGATTTAATACTAGACCTCTAGCAGCTGCTTTTGGTATTTGACTGGAATCAAAATCAGATTTAGCTAACCAGATATCTGCAGGGTTCCATTTGTCTTCACTTGCAGGCACAGTCTCTAATGGTTCTTCTTTCTTAACTTTTAGATATGCCTCATTAATTAAAGCATCAACACCACTTCCTCTGTAGAATTTGTAATAATTTTTAGGTGGTGATTTAAATGCTTTATAAAGTTTATTAGCTCCTAATATACAAGATTTTTGCCAATCACCTTCAACAGCGAGTACCTCTTCTAGTGTTGCATTACAATCACATGATTGCCAAGCAGTTTGAAAATCTGCGGAGTTTATAACAGAACTTCCATCATTAGACAAAGGAATATCACCATTCAACACATTAAAACGTAATGCACAATATAACGCTTGTGCAGATTCTGTAATTCTTGCACCTGTAGAACCACCTCTAGAACCACCACTACTTGATGGTTTAATTTGAACTCTAATTACTTGAACATCATCTGGATTTACAATCACATCTAACTGACGCAAACTCGGATGTGGATTCACTACTATTGAAACACCAGATTGGCCTGCATTGGCAACAGGATATTTGTAATCTCTTAACTTACGTGTTAAAAATATTTTTGCATTAGTTCTCTGAGCTTCAGGCACAATAACACTCATTGTCATTCTAACTTTTTTATTTTCGTCAGTATAATCTTTTACCTGATAGTCTTCATAATAACCAAAACTACTATCTCTAGCAGCTATGAGTATTTTTCTAAGTATTGTTTTTACTTTTTCATCATAGTTTGTTATAGTGGCCATGACATGACAGTGGGATTATATTATATTTATCTGTCATCAACCGATCTATTCTCTGATTTATAAACATCAAACTCTCCGCCTGGATATCTCTTCTTTAATTTTTCTACATTCTTTGCGACAACATCTTCAAGTGATACATCAAGTGCAGAACAGGCTTGCATCACGTACCACATAGCGTCACCCAACTCAATAATAAGATGTTCTCTATTGTCGTCGTTCCAAGGCTTACCTTGGAAAACCATCTTCTTGACGATCTCCATAAACTCACCACCTTCAGCACTAAGACCAACGGCAGCAGTAAGAAGCCGCTGAATATTGGCACCTTCTCTGTCAAGGTTATCAAGACTTTCAGTAAAAGATTGATAATCCTTACTGGGATCGGATGTGACACCATCCACGAATATAGCATACTTATCAAAGTCAACGGACTTAGTTTCTGGAATTTCTGGTTTGAGTGGTTCTTCTGAAAATTCTTTTTTGATTTTATCGAAGACATCTGATATGTTGAACATTAGAATTTAATCTCTGCGAATTTACTTTTAAATTTATCTTCAGGGCTATTATACTCTTCTTCTTGTCCACTGTCAACCAAATCGTTTTGTGCGACTTGTTCTACATCATATAGTCTCATCTTTGCACGATCTATACCGATTATAAATCTCTTGTATATTGTAGGATCATTGTATCTATTCTTTAACTGTTTGACCATGATCTGATTCAAACCCTCCAACTCCTCCGTAGATATAAGAGCGAACATAAGATCAGCAGTTGCAGGGAGGCCAAATGACTCAGAGGTATCGGTAAGATCAACATCAGAACTAGCGAAACCACTACGAGTAGTTTGAGTTGCGGAAACAATCGGAAGGTTCGCTTCGACGGCGAGACCTCGAAGTTCCTCTGCAATCGCCTTGATATACGAGTAAGAATTGACATTACTATTAGCCCTGTATCTACTGGATGCACATATGTTTAGATAGTCTACAAATATGATATCTGGTCTGAATGATTTCTTCAATGCAAGTTCATTGAGTAAAGCCTTGAAGTGACCTGAGTGTGCAGATGCAGTAGGATATTCTTTTATAATTAAAGTTCCCTGTGTTTTCTTCATAAGGCTATTGACCTTACTATCAAACATCATTTTAGGGAGTTCACTTATCTCTTGGATAGGAATATTTAGGAGGTTTGCGTCAATTCGTTCAGCAATTTTCTCTTCTGCCATCTCCATTGTAATATAGAGTACGTTCCTCCCTTGGAGCAACACGGAGCTAGCGAGATGGCACATGAATAGAGACTTCCCGACACCTGTACCAGCAAGCGTGACATTAAGAGTCTTGTTAGGTAAACCACCTTTCGTGATTTTGTTAAAGTATTCGAGATCAAATGGTATTTTTTCCTCCTTTTGGTGATATAATCTAAATCTTTCTTCGTAGTCTTGGAGATAGTCATGTCCTATGTGATTATCAAATGAAACAGCAAGGGCGTCTGATAGTATATTTGGTATGGCATCACGATTTTTCTTCTCATCTTGATCGTCTGCAATCTTAATAGACTTCATTAACGCAAGATATATCGCACGATCTTTACACCACTTCTCGGTGGTGTCTACCAACCAATCAAAATTAACAACCTGTCTATCTAGGGAAGAAACAATCTCTACTATTTCTTTGAACTGTGATTCATTGATATCTGATCTCTTTTCTATGTCTATAGTTAATACTTCTTGTGAGGCTGGTTTATCATACTTGACAATAAACTTTGCAATCTCTTCAAATATAATTTTCTCTTGACTATTCTCAAAGTAATCTGGTTGGATAAAGGGTATAACCTTACGGATATACTCTTCATCGTAAATCAAATTGCGTAAAATGGTTGTTTCAACTCTATCCATAACTAAATTGTTTTTGTGCAATTTCATCCAAAGCTTGCATCACTTCATCAGTGAAATAAGTCTCTGGATCAGCAAGAATTTGTTTTGCATATATCTTCTTGCCGTTCATTTCATAACGACCAGCCACATTCTTCCATAGACCACCAAGTTCTCCTAATTCTAGAAGACCATAGTATCTATCAAGACCTCTTTCATCATAGTAGAGTCTTATCTCTACCTGTTGATTCTCTTTACTTAAACGTGATTTAGCAGTCTTAGCCTTGATAATGTTTCCGATGATGTCTTTTCCATCTTTCTCTTTCTTTTTGCTGAGATATACGATTGTACTTGCAGCGTACTTGAGTCCACTACCTCCTCCCATTTCTTTAGTTGGAACATAAGCTCCGATGACATCGTATGTGTGATTTGTGACAATAAGTGGGACATTCGCTTGACCTAATTTAAGTGTTAACATTCTAAATGCACCTTTGACAAGTTGAGATTTAGTCATATCTCTGACTTGTTTATCATCGAGTGCATCTCTGATTTCTTTTTCTGT